GTCCTACTCTTTCACCCTCTCATTCACCCACAATTTATATTTATCTCAAAAGATAATAGCCTGATTACCAGTATCAAAGTCTACTTTGTCCACAGGCTGGATAAAACTATTTCAAGCTTATCCTTATTGTACCAGATATATTATCATTAGACCATTATATCCTAATGATGCTCCTGTATCTTCTTTAATACTAATTGTACCTATTGTATATACTATTATATCACTGTCAATTTGATTATATACTACGGGATAGTACTGTCAATTTGATTATTATATATAATATATTGTGTCAAATTAATTATTATTAGCTTAATGATACTGACTGAGTATATATTTACCGTTAGTGTTAGACCATATGTATATAATAGACCAATGAGCCGTGTACCAGTTGACCGTATTACTGTATACAATGAACCCAATTTAGTTTTGAGTTGGATACTAAAGCTGCGTAGCAAGAAATATTACATATAGTATACATAGTATATAAAACACAGTAATACATTTAAACACAATGAGCATAAAAATAATAAACCCCTACCTATTAAGGTAGAGGTTATATTATTAGATGTTGAAATCTTCAGCATCAAATGCTTCAGCAACTGGTTCTGCAACACCAAAGTCTTCAAATGTAAGACTTTCAAGTGGTAAGCCAATTACAGATGGGATGATAGTTCTTCCGTCATCCAATAAGCTTAATGCTACATTAGCATCATCACCTACTGCAACTTTACTCCATACACTTTCGTATATCACACCACGTGCATTCTTACCAGAAGATGCAGTTAATGTGCATTTTTTGTAACGTTTACCGTTAGTGTTGATAGAGATTTCAGCATCAATTGATTTGATGTTGCACATTACGATTTTGTCTTTAATAGTTTCCATAACTCAAATTTTTAATAATTAAACAATTTATATCCATATCAGTTATGAGTTGGACAAAAAAAGCTGCGAAGCAAGAAAAAAAGAATGGGTATTACACCCACTCTTGTTATTCATTATTACTGATATACTCATGCAATAAATGAACGTGACCCATTAGAGCATCGTGATATCCTTTAATGTAGCCAGTTTCAAATGGGTCATTAGTAGTATCTATATGAGAGAGCATTGATTTAGCATCATTTTCAAGATCAGCAATTATACTGTTTATAAGTTCTGTATTCATAGTCTTTAGTTTAAATTATTAATAGTCTTGAGTTGGATAAAATAAATAAGAGAGAGAGCCTAAGCTCCCTCTTGTTATTTTTCAATATGTTCTTGCAAATACTCTTTTAATTGTTTAAGAGTTTTTCTACCTGCAATAGCACTGATAGCTTCTGCTTCAGTTAAACCTCCTTGGTTATTAAGTGCATAACCATTAATCATATCAATTTGTTTATTGATATGATTTATTACTTTGTATAAAGTTTCTGTATCCATAATATATAGTTTTAATTATTATCCCTATAAGTTATGAGTTGGATAAGAGAGAAAAACATAAAGGCTATAAGCCCTTACGTTTCTTATAGTACTCTCTACTATATCTCTCACTATCAGGTGCCGCTATAGCACAGTAACAGAAGAAGAAGCTCATCACAAGCATGCAGGCTGTGAGTGTTGGTAGTCCCTCTTGATATGATACAAGAGAGAACATACCTAATGTAATGCCAATGAACATCACAACTTTAAATGTAAAAGAATATTTCATAGTAGATATTTTTTAGTAATTCATATATAGTTATGAGTTGGATACTATGCGAAGCATAGGGGGTACCACCTAGGAGCGGAAGGGGTGGGGGGTTCTGTATGGAGGCTCCATCACAAAGTAATGCATGCACAAAAACCATCCCCCTATTAAGAGTATATCCCCGTATTGGTGCCACAATAGATAATGTGCGGGGTGAAATAACCGGGAAATGTTATCTATTATTGCACCAATGTTATTATATTTGTGCGTTAATAAAAACTTATGTTGTTAGGTAAGAAGATCCTCAGATGCCAGTCTGGGGATTTTGTTTTATATTTGTGTTGTTAAAATTATGACTATGAAGGAGTATAGAAAAATAGCTACAGTAAAAGCTAAGATATTTGAACCAGGTGATGAGGATGGATTCACTTGGACATATCGTGAATTAGCATCTGCAAGAGATGATGCACAATTTGGTATTACAGCACCAGAACCAACAATACCTTATGTATCTACATTGGAAAATCAAGAACTTAAAGGTGAATTTGGAAAACACTATGTGTGTACTGGTATACAAGGTGAGAGATGGCTAGTAGAAAAAGAAATATTTGAAACAACATATACAGAAATATGAAATTATATACAGAGAGACCAAGAACTATTGAGGCTATGCAATATGATGGTACAGAGAAGATGGCATTAGAGATTGCAAGTAGAGAAGACTTTGAAGGTATGGTTGATTACAGACAGAAAAAGTTTTCTACTTTATGGATTGAGATAGGGGGTAAAGAATTCAGAGTTGACCAGGGGGACTATATTATACAGGACTGGGAGGAACAGTTTTCTATAATGTCTGAAAAAATATTTGAAAAATTTTATAAAGAATTGGTATAAAATACTTATCTTTACATCCGTAATATAGATGTTTACGGTTCATTTATTTTATTTAATTGATTGATGGTTATAAAGCTCTGAATTAAAAACTCAGGGCTTTGTTTTTTTAAAAAGGAAAGCATGGCAGTATTTGATGGACAGTACAAGAAGATTTTAGAGGAGATCTATTATGGAGGATATAAGTATCAGGATCCAAATAGAAAAGGAGTTGAGAGGATAGAGATATCTATGATCAATTTATATTGTAGACCAAGTGTTGGGTTTCCAGCATTAACCACTAAGGAGGTTTATTTTAAAGGAGCAATAGCAGAGTTGATATTCTTTATGTCTGGTTCTACAGATATAAGAAAGCTTTGGGAAATGGGTGTTAGATTCTGGGATAAAGATTGGGCACACTTTCATAAGTATTCAGAGTCTGCAGCAAATTATTTATATGAAGGTTGGAAATCAAATAAGGAAGACTACAAGGATGCATCTGTATCAAAAGTTTATGATATGGGTAAGATCTATTCTCATCAGTGGAGAAACGCCAATGGAGTTGATCAGTTATTTAACCTTGTTTCTTCCATGATTAAAACTCCTATGTCAACATCATTAATCGTTAACTCTTGGAATCCCGCAGATCTTCCTGATATGTGTTTGCCTCCGTGTCATTATTCTTTCCAGGTAATATGTCAACCTGTAAATGATACTTACACATTCAATCTTGTATGGAATCAAAGGTCTACAGATTTTTTCTTAGGTACTCCAGTTAACATAATGTTCTATGCTGCACTAGCACAAGTACTGGAAATAATGACAGGATATAAATGTAGCGCAGTAATAGGAGAACTTAAGAATGTACATATATATGATAACCAAATCAATGTAGCTAAAGAGTTAATGTTTAGAGATACAGAATTGCATGGAGAAAGTAAACTAGAAATAGATAAATCTAAGTTTAAACTTTTTTTAGATAATCCTTCAGCTTTAAACTTTAATAGTGTAATAAATTCATTATCTTTACAAGACTTTAGTTTGGTTGGTTATAATAGCTATCCAAAGTTGAAAGTAGAAATGTTAAGTTATAATTAAAAACAAGTATCATGAGTACAGCATTTAAGAGTCTAAAAGGACGAAGAGTATTGGTTAATCAACCAGAGATGAAAGAATCAGCTATCCAATTAAGTGAAGCAGATAAAGCACACATTGAACAAGAGTCAATGAAACAGTGGACACGTTTAGAAGTGTATGCAGTTGGTGATGATGTTACTAGTGTAGCAGCAGGTGATTCAGTTTATATTTCAGTAAATGCAATTAAAGGTGCAGAAGTAATTGAAGTAGAGAAAAGTATTAAGCTTATGCTTAGTGAGTATGACATTGCAATTGTTTGGTAATGAGTCCTTTAGTTTGTGAAGAGTACAGAAAGATGGTCTCAAAACCTGAGACATCAAATACATATAGAAAGAGTCTAAAAATTATGGCTGAAATTGCTGCTAATAAAAGTCAAGAAATGTATAAGGATTACATCAGAAAAACTGAACCTAGTCCTTATGTAGGAAAAGATCCATTTGCTGGAACAAAACCTAAAGCAGTTACAGTACCTGATTGTACTGCTAAAGCTTCTCCACTAAGACCAGCTCACTATGGTTGTGATGGAAATGTATATGAAGTATTCAATGTACTTGAAGCATGGGGATTAGATAAAGACTTTTACTTAGGTAATGTTATTAAGTACATTGTAAGAGCAGGTAAAAAAGATTCTACTAAGGAGTTAGAGGATCTGGAAAAAGCTGAAGTGTATTTAAAAAGAAGAATTGCTGAACTAAAGAAATGAAATGTTTACTACTTTTATTATTATTATCATCATGTGCACCTCATTCTGTAGGTCCTAACTATAATCAAGGTAGGACTCACAATTCTGATTTAGGTAATAGAGAAAGAATTGTTATGGCTGAAGATGCAAGGATGAAAAATACAATGATAAAACATAGACAACATGCAAGACGTGGTTTAGTTAAAACAAAAAAAGTTAGAAAAAAGAGAGGCAGAAGGTTTATTAATTAAAATATTATATATACTTTAGCAACTCCTTTTTATTCTCAGTCTTCTCGCTGGAAAGAATCCCAATAAGTATAATGCTTATTGGGTTTTTTTATTTATATTTGCAATGTATCATGCAATATTTACTAGATGAGATAGGTAAGGAAATCCCGGATTAATAGTCTGGGATTTTGTTTTTATGTTATTATTATGTATATTATATTATATATAAATAAATAAAAAATAATAACTATGGATATTTTAAATTTCATATCTTGGATTAAAGGTAAACGTATTGTTACTACAGTAGATCCAACACAAACATTAATTCCAATTGCTCTTAAAGACGGAAGAAGAGATGATAGTTACTTAGCTGGTGCTATTAGTGTAGCTGACTTGATTTCAGGTTTAGGAGGTGATCAATTAGTTGCTGGTACAAGAGAAGTTGTACTAACTGACAATGAGGGTGATGCAGAGTTAACTTTTAATCCAGGTACTGCCGTAATCCAAACTTCAGGTTCTGGATCTGATTTATATATTAGAACACTTACTGGAGATGATATTATTCTTGAATCAGGTGATGATATCAGACTACAAGGTGATAAAGGTCTTTATGAGGGAGAGACTGAAGGTGGTGATATAAACATTTATGCTGGAGATGGTTCTGATGGTAATGCATCTAATGCTGGTTCTGGTGGGGACATTAGAATTGAAGCAGGTGATGCTGGTAACAGTGTATCAGGTTCTCAAGGAGAAGGTGGCTTTGTAAATATTCAAGCTGGTTATACTACAACATCTGGTTTACCAGGAAGTGACATCACTCTTTATGCAGGTAATAGTGTAGATGGTATATTTGGTGATGTTATTATCAGCGGTAACTTTACATGGGAATTTTCAACAAGAAATGCATTACTTAAATTTCCAGTAGTTACTTTAGCTACATTACCAAATGCAGTTTCAGCACCTGGAGCAAGAGCTATGATTGCTGACTCTACTTCACAAGCATCAGGAAATTTTGGTGTTATTGTAGTAGGAGGTGGTGCTAATATAATACCTGTATTTTCAGATGGTACAAACTGGTTAATTGGATAAAATAAATAATTATGGATGTATTAAATTTTATAAGCTGGATTAAAAGAAAAGATTATAGAGAAACAATGCCACCAGATGCATTGACTGTAGTTGGCGTCCCAGATCCTACAAGAGATGATAAGTATTTATCCATTGTTGTACCAATAAGTGCATTTGGTTCATATACATTACCAATTGCAAGTAGTACAACACTTGGTGGTATTAAGATTGGTTCAGGTTTAACTATAAATAGTTCAGGTGTATTATCTACTACAGGTTTATCTGGATTAGGATTACAAGATTATGTAGCACGCTGGACTCCAAATAATACAACTTTAGGATATGGTGTTATTAGAGATAATGGAACAACCCTTGGAATTGGAACAGCACCAACTTCTTCTCGTCTATTAACAATATCTTCTTCAATATATGATATAGTAGCAGAATCAACAAACTTAAAAAATGGTTCTTTTGGAGCTATTGCAGGAAGTTCAAGAGGTGTTGGACCATTAACAAACTATGGAGCACAGTTTACTGCAGTTAATTCAACAACAGAAAATATTGGAACTTTTACTTCTGCAATATATTCAACTGCAGGTATTAATGTTGGTTTACAGGCAGTAGCTAATAATTCAAGTACTGATCAAAACTATGCAGTACAGTTACAAGATCACACTGTCGGTATTGGTAAAGTATTAACTTGTATGAGTACAGATGGTCATGCTAATTGGATTCCAACAATATCAAGGGGGTATGTAACAATAATACAAAATGATAATACACTTACTGCAGTATTATCAGGTATACTTGGTGATGTAACATATGATTGGAGTTTTGCAGACTCAGATCCTGGTTTTGTATTTACATCCTTAACCATGCTTCAAAATGTAACAATTTCAAGAATTACAGATACATCTCAATATTTACCCTTTTTAATAGAAATAGTTAGTCCAGATGTATATAAAGCTCGTAAATATAGCGCACTTGTAAAGTTACGTGTGATAGATGAAAATGGATTTGTATATAGTGATACTTATAATTATAGTGAATCTATATTTACTCTAGTTGAATAATAAATAATTTAAAATAAAAAGATATGTTAAACAATATAACAAACTACACAAACCTTATTGATACTAGAAAGGTTAGAACACTATTAGAAGCAACAGACTTGTTTACTATTGGTGTAAGAGATTCAAACTTCTATGGTAATTATCAACCAGCATTAATAACTACAACTGATTTAGTTAGTAGTATTGCTGGATTATTACCTCCTCCAATTACTTTAACTACAACTGGTTCATCTGGTGCAGCTACGTTAATAGGATCTACATTAAATATTCCTAACTATGCTGGTGGATCATTGCCTTATTGGTTTGAATATAATGAAAGTGATAAAACAGTATGGTGTAATGGTAATAATAATATTGTAGGTAATTTATCATATGGACAAGGAGCATTAGCTGCTAATACAACAGGTAATAGTAATACAGCAATAGGAAATTCCGCATTAGTTAGTAATCAAATTGGTATTAATAATACTTCACTTGGAAACAGTGCATTAAGAGGAAATACATCAGGTAACTTTAATACTGCAATTGGTCATCAAGCCTTATTTACTAATATTAGTGCAAATTATAATACTGCTATTGGAACATATGCATTATTAAATACGACTGGTAGTAATAATACTGGTATTGGTTATCTAGCATTAGGTGTAAATACTGCTGGTATAGGAAATGTTGCTATAGGTTCCAATAGTTTAGGAAGTAATATTCTTGGAAATTATAATCATGCAATGGGTTCTAATGCACTTGATAGTAATAGTACTGGAGTTGGTTCATTTGGTGCAATTACACCAGGATCAGGATATACAGACGGATCATATACAGATATAGTATTAGAATATTTTTCAGGAACTGCAACACCACAATATCCAAAAGTTAATATAACTGT